AACGGCCGCGCTTGCGGAACTGAGGAACAACGCCGGCACCGTGATCGTCAGTGGCTTGAACGTGGGCACGTCCGGAACAGACGTGGTCGTTTCAAGCACAGCGTTTACGTCGGGGCAGACGGTCCAGGTTACGGGCGCTACGATCACGCATCCGTCGACCTGATAGCGTGGCCCTGAAAAGACAGGTGAGCGATGGCTTATAATACGACAACCGGCGCGTGACGGTCGCGGCGTTCACCATTTCAATCCCCGCGTAAGGAAGTGCATTCATGACCCTGCAAGCAGGAAACCTGACGATTGAGGTCACGACCCAGCCCGGTTGTGTGCTCTATACGGTCAGCAGCCAGGACTGGCGCATTGTCATTGACGATGGTCGCTTTAAAATTGAGCCTATTGCCACGGGCGGGCTGGAATATTCCAGCGGGGTCAACCTGGACAATCTTTCGGCGCTGATCGTGGCGGCAAAGGTGGACGCCGTGGCGCGCGGCATTTCGTGGGGGGGCAACTGATGGCCGCGCTTGATGACCTGTCGGACCTGATCAATCGGCAGACCGGCGGCAATAACGGCACGCCGGATAACCTGTTCTTCCACAAGGTGCCACGGGTGGCGGGCGTGGCGGCGACGGCCCCGGTTGCTGGTCGGGGCTGCTCTTTGTGGCGCTATGACGGGATGCCTGCGGGCGGCGCGACACCGACTGTGGGGGAAATCCCGACTCGCACAACGGCAGGAGCCGTTCCGTTTTCTGCCCCTGGTGGGGCGCGGGACAAGCACCTGATCAGCGCGGCCATTGCCCCCTTGGTCGCGGGTGTCTTTGTGCTTTACGACCGGCTGTTTCACATCGGCGGGCTGTCGGGCGTCGTGACAACCGCCCAGACGGTGCAGGGCACAACCCCGACGCCAGCACTGACACGTAATACGGGCGGGGCCGGGAACTTTGCCTTTTATGAGGTTTACTCGCTCTTGGGCACCACCAGCACCACCCTGACAATGACCTATACCGACCAAGACGGGAACACCGGTCAGACCAGCGCTATCAACATCGGCGCGACGGGCTTCCGCGAAGAAACGCGGGCGCAGCGTATTCCGCTGGCGGCGGGGGACAGCGGCATCCGGGCAATTGCAAGCGTTCAACTCACTGCATCAACAGGCACGGCGGGAAACTTTGGCATCACCATTGCCCGGCCCTTGGCCGTGATTCCTGTCGGGTCAGCGGGGGTTATGGGGTGGCGTGACTACACTACGGGACTGCCGGGTATACCCATGATCGACCCGAACGCATGTCTGTCTTTGCTCTTTATTCCAGGCACAGCGACCGCGACCGAACTGTTCGGCGCACTTGGTTTCGTGGAGAAGTGATGTGGCGCTTGCGAATTATGACGACTATCTCGCAAAGCTAGGCGAAAACCGCTTTGCAGATTTCCAGATGTCGGGGACGTTCGCGTTCGCGGGGCGTTTGTGCTTTGCATCGCGCGTCTTTCTGCCCGCCCCGGCGACCCCGACCGCAAGCGTGGCGCTGGACGGCACCAGCGACCACAGCATCGGCCCGATGCCTGCGGTCGGCGGGGGCAGGCTCTCGATCATGGGGGCGCGCCTCAATCCATCAGGCATCGGCGGGCAGGCTGTTATCCTTGTGGACATGCTCAACATATCCGGGGGGCTGTCGGGCACAGTTACGACGCCGCAGACGACAAACCTGCCGACAACGCCCCTGACCCGGTTCACCTCTGGCGAAGGCGTGATGGCCGGGCTTTGCATTTTCACCACCATAGGGAACACCGCCACAACTGTAGCGGTCAGCTACACCAATCAGGCCGGAACGCCGGGGCGGATCAGCCCGGCAACGGCAATTGGCGTAAACAACACGGGGAATGCGGCGGCGGGTCGGATGATTGCAATTCCGTTGGAGGCGGGGGATACCGGCGTGCGGTCTGTTGAAAGCGTGACACTGGCGGGCACCACGAGCACGGCGGGCAACTTTGGTGTCTGCCTGTATAAACCGCTGGCGATGCTCGCCATGAACGATTTCCAAGGGGCGCAGGTGTTTGACGCGATCTCCACCGGGGGCTTTATCGGCGCGCTGGCAGAGGTGCATCCGGACGCCTGCCTGTCGATCTTTGGCATTGGCAACGTCGCCCAGTCAGTAGCGGGATCAATCATCTTGGCAGAGGTCTGACGCATGGCAACCCGCCGCCTTTTTGACGGCGCGCAGGCCGAGCTTGGGCTTCTGCCGATTGTTGCCCCGGCGGGTGGCGGCAGCACTGTCACGGCGTCGCTTGCCGCCACGGAAGCAAGCGATATCGCGGCGATCACCGCCACGGTTGGCAGCGCCGTCACGGCGTCGCTTGCCGCAACCGAATCGCCGGACGTTGCCTCGGTCTCTCTGACCGCAGCGCATGTCGCGACGCTTGCCGCCACCGAGGCAAGTGATATCGCGGCAATCGCTGCCACGGTCGGCAGCACTCTAAGCGTTTCGCTCGCCGCAACTGAATCGCCGGATATCCCGGCGGTGACCCTCACGGCGGCGCATACCGCCACGCTGGCGGTGACCGAGGCAAGCGATACTGCGGCGATCACCGCCACCGTCGGCAGCACCGTCACAGCGTCGCTTGCGGCCACCGAAGCCGCAGACGTCGCCGCGATCCTTGCCAGCGCAGCGCACACCGCCGCGCTGGCGGGGACAGAAGCCGCAGACGTTGCGGCCTTTGTCGTCACGGCAGCGCATGTCGCAACCTTGGCGGCGGTTGAAGCGCCCGATACGGCGGCTATTACAGCTTCGATTGGGAACGTCACCACGGCGGCGCTCGCTGCCACGGAAAGCCCGGACGTCGCGGCAATCTCGGCGAACGCCTCGCATGTCGCAACGCTCGCCGCAACCGAGGCGGCGGACGTTGCGGCGTTCACCGCGCTCTTGGGCTTGACGGTTTCTTTTGCGGCCACAGAAAGCCGGGACGTGGCAACGCTCGCGGCCAGCGTCTTTTCGCCCGCAGGCCCGCGCCGGCGTTCGCGCGTGCGGCGGTTCAATACGCAAGCGGCACGGCGTCCACCGTCTACACAGGCGCGGGTGAATTGACATGGGTTACAGGTTGATCACGCCGCCCGCCGCATTCCCGGTCACGCTCGCAGAAGCCAAGGCGCAATGCCGGGTAGATCACGCCGATGATGACGCCATTCTCAATCGCCTGATCGCGGCGGCGACAAGCTATCTAGACGCGCGCGCCGGAGTTCTCAACAGGTGCCTTATCAACCAGACATGGGAACTCACGCTTGATGCGTTCCCGCCCGATGAAATTCAAATCGACTTGGGGCCAGTGCAATCCATCGTCGACGTCAACTACGACGACCCGAGCGGGGCGGCACAGTCCCTTGTGGTGACAAGCTACATTCTGGACGCAGCAAGCCCGACCGCGTGGGTTGTTTCTCAGGACGATTGGCCAGCGACGATTGAGGCGGTGAACGCGGTTCGCGTTCGCTTCATCGCGGGTTACGGCGGCACGTCGGCTGCCGTGCCGGACGCCATCCGCCATGCGATTCTTATGCTGGTTTCGCACTGGTACGAAAATCGCGAGGCGGTTGGACAACCGCAAGCAGAATTGCCCATGGCGGTTACGGCGCTGCTTGCGCCGTATCGCGCCATTTTTGTTTAAAACCCAAAGGAGCCGAAGATGGCAGACCGCGCAGTACAGGCCGCTTTCGCCGAAGGCGGAACGGTGATGACCTTCCATAACGCCGACGTCGCGGGCGACAAATTTGTCTACGCGGCGGACGTCTGCATTATCGTGCAAAACAATCACACTGCGGCGCAGAGTGTGACCGTGAACGTTCCGCCGACCAACACGTCAGTCGATGATCGCACCAAGGGGACTCTCGCGAAGCAGAACATCGTTCGGTCTGTCCCGGCAGGTGGCCAGGTTGTTATCCCGCCGCTTCCCGTGATCTTCCGCAATGGCGGCGACCTTAGCAAGGTGAGCCTTACCTATTCCGCCGTCACGGCCTTGTTTGTGGCGTTCGTGAAGGTGAAGAAGTAATGACCAAGACAGGCGATCTCGATGATCGCCTCACCATCGAGCGCGCCGCCGTCACGTACGACGAATTTAACGGCGCGGTCGAAACGTGGTCAGCGCTCGCCACCGTCGCCGCCGGAAAGACCGATCTGTCAGACCGCGAATTGCTTGCGGCGCAACAGGTCGGGGCTTCGATGCAATCGAGGTTCGTGATCCGGTCGTCCGCGCTAACCCGAACCGTTACCGCTAAGGATCGGCTTTTGTACGATGGCGATGTCTGGAACATCGCGGGTGTCAAGGAGATGGGCGGGCGCAACCGCTTCCTTGAAATCACGGCGGCCCGGAGGGCGGATTGATGAAAGTCAGCATGCGCGTGGAAGGCTTCAAGGAGCTTGAATCCGCGCTGCTTGATATGAGCCGCGCCACCGCTCGGAACGTCGCCATCCGGGCGCTGCGGCGCGCGGCGGAGCCTGTTCGCGAGCAAGCAGAAAGGCTGGCCCCGGTTCGGCAGGGCAACCTGGCCCTAAGCATTGTCGCCTCCCCTCGCGCCAAAAATTCCGTGGGCAAGGCGGAATATGCCGCCGCCATGGCGGGCGGTCTCGGCAAGGACGCCGCAGTAAGCGCCATGCGCGCCGCCCGCCGCAGCGCAAAGGGATCGTCTTCCATTGTCGAGGTGCACGTAGGGCCTCGCACCGGCGTCGGCGTGATCCGTTACGCGCACCTAATCGAATTCGGCTCAAGTCAAATGCCAGCGCAGCCTTACATGCGGCCCGCGTGGGATGGGCAGAAGGATAACGCCTTGGTCCGTTTGAGAGATGACCTCGCCACCGAAATCAAGAAGGCCGTCGCACGCGCCGAACGACGCGCCGCACGCGCCGCCGCAAAATCTGCCCTCAAGGCATAGCCATGGAAGAAGAACTGATCGCGCTTTTGGTCACCAACGCCGGGGTGAGCGCCCGTCTATCCCAGCGCGTCTACTTCGGCCGCAAGCCGCAAGCCGAAGCGGCGACGCATTACGCGGTACTGAACGTCATCAGCCTTGATCGTTCATACGACATGCAGGGCAACACCGGGCATGCGGCGGCTCGCGTTCAAGTCGACGTGTACGCTGCGGCTTATAAAGACGCGAAAGTCACGGCGCGGGTAATCGACGCCGTTCTCAGCGGTCACAGCGGCGGGGTGTTTCAGGGCGTGTTCCTTATGGCGCAGCGCGACCTGACCGAAATGGACGCCGGGGATGTCAACCCGCTGTTCCGCATTTCCTCAGACTACATGATCCACTACACCGAATAGGAGACGGGCGATGTCTGACGCTATGATTGGCTATGGCACGCTACTCGCGATCTCGCGAGACGGCGGCCTGAATTACACCACGCTTGCGGAGGTGTCGAACCTCCCGACTCCGCCGTCGTCGAATGTGGACATCATCGATGTCACGCACTACGGATCGCCGGATCGGACGCGCGAGTTCGTGGTGGGCCTGATCGATCCGGGTGAATGCCAGTTCGATTTGAACTTCATCCCTGGGAACGCAACCGACGTGTTCCTGGAGGAAATCAATGCGTCCGGGGAAGTGGTTCGCGTGCGGATTACGTGGCCGAATTCGTGGCAGTGGGTGTTCGACGGTATTGCAACCAATTACACGCCGTCGG